CTGATAAGTTATTTGACCTATTGGTGGCAAAGAAAAATGCCGCCGATAGTAGAGGTAATCCAGAAATTATCAGTTGGCGTGCTCTTGGCAATGAAACACAAAATGTCCTAGGACAGCGCATTGATAGCGCAGACAAATTTGGTCCTAGATTCAATGCCAATCCCAGTTTCAAAGAAATATGTAGTTTTGACCCACAAGGAGTTAAGCTAAAGACCAGTCAGGAAACCGCCAGTCAACAGAGTGGTGGAGAGAGTGGCAAGAGTACAGTAAGTCAAATGGCTAAAAAAGCAACAGCCAAAAGAATAGGTTGACAAGTCGTTAACTCTGTAGTATAATACGGAATGACTTTACTAATAGAACGATATCAATACACTAAATTATCCAGAGATGACAGCACAGGCAAGCGTTTATATGCTTGCCCAGATGGAACCAAAGTTCCCAGCGTTACTACTGTGCTAGATAAAACCAAACCCGAAGAAGCCAAACAAGCTCTACTCAATTGGCGTCGTAGTGTGGGTGAAGCTAAAGCACAGCAAATCACTACAGAAGCAGCCAATCGTGGCACTCGTATGCACACCTTCCTTGAACGTTATGTCAAGGGAGAAGGCATTAGGGACGCAGTTAGCAATCCATATGCACAACAAAGCCTAGTAATGGCCAAAAAGGTCATTGAGGAAGGGTTTGGACATATTACAGAAATATGGGGCAGTGAAGTGCCTTTGTACTATCCTGAACTATATGCAGGTACTACCGATTGTGTGGGCCTACATCAAGGTCAAGAAAGTATTCTAGACTTCAAACAGACTAATAAGCCAAAGAAAATAGAATGGATTGATGATTACTTTCTTCAACTCACTGCCTATGCACTGGCACATAATCAAGTACATGGCACCAACATACGTAAAGGTGTGATCATGATGTGTGTGAAGCCTCCAGAGATTGCTCCAGGCCAATGGGGTGAGCCCGAGTATCAAGAGTTTAGATTGTTACCAGAGCATTTTGATTATTGGACTAATCGTTGGTTCGACAGGCTAGAAGAATACTACTCCAACATCTGATAAATATCCTATAAGGGGATAATCATATGGCAATAGTACAAATTAGCCGAATCCAAGTTCGCCGAGGCAGAGAAAATACCGATACAGGCCTGCCTCAATTGGCCAGTGGTGAAATGGCCTGGGCAATTGATACTCAACAACTTTATATTGGTAACGGATCTGTAAGTGAAGGTGCACCTGCTGTTGGCAATACAAAATTATTAACCTCTGCTGATCTAGTTGGTGAAAAAAATATCTTAAATATTGCAGATTATACTTACAAAAAAAATATTGCCCTACCAACTAGATCGGTTCAACAACGATTGGATGAAAGAGTTAACTTTTATAGTTTTAATGATTTAAGATCTAGCCAAAATAAAAGTACCTCTGATAATATTCAAACAGCTATTAATTTTTTATACACAGGTGATGTGGGCGAGAGGGCGGTTTTAGAGTTTAGCCCAGGAATTTATGAACTTGATTCTCCCATTACCGTCCCTAGTCATACTTCTATCAAGGGTTCTGGAATAGGACGAACTATTTTTAAATTTAAATCTAACTTAGAAACGCCATCAGTTAGTGTTTTCAATTTAATTGATAATGATGATATCAATCAGGAATGTAAAAATGTTACCTTGTCAGATTTTACTTTAATGGTGGAAACAGAAAATCTTGATCTCACCGGATCTGCAGCCATGACTTTGAGTAATGTTAAAAATAGTCAATTTAGAGATTTAGAAATAATTGGTTATTGGGAGAACGACATACCGGATCCTGGGGGTATTGTATTTCAAAAAACGAATAGTATAGCAGTTAAAATGCAACTGTTTTGTGAAAATAATCAATTTGATAATGTTATGATATCCTTCTTTAGAACTGGAATATATGCTCTAGCGGATACTGTTAAATCAAATATAATAAAAAATTCTAAATTTTATAATAACCAAGTTAGTATTAATTTTGGTCAAAGAGATGTTCCAGCAGACCAAGGACCTAGTTATAATATAATTACCAATTGTACTTTTAATCGAATTCAAAAACAAGGAATTAAAATTTATAGTGGTAAAGGAAATGTTAGCAGTCAAAATAACTTTACGCTAGTGGGCGATAATTTTGGAAATAGTTCTAACGCTCAATATGGAGTGATAGAGTTTGATGTACCTACTAATTTAGTAATGAATAGTCAGTCAGATAGACATAGTGATTTAGCTAATGGTATCTTGAATAGGCCCTATATCAGTGAAATAGTTGGTAAGGCAAATTATACTAATCCTTTTACTAATGTTCTATCATTAAATTATACAGTGATTCCGAAGCAATTTCTAAGATTACCAGTGGCACAAACATGCCATTTGGAAGTTGAATACTTGTATAAAAGTAATAATCAAAATAGATTAAGAAGAGGAAAATTGTCTATTTTAGTTGATTTAATGAGTTTTGATGCATTTAACAACCCAAAATTAGAATTAGTTGATGATTATGATTATCTTGGTCTTGGCTTAGAGACTTCCTATACTATGGAAGATGTTCATTTAATTTTTACAGCAAGAAGTCAAAACTTTTTCGGTTCAAAATATGTAGTGAATATTTTTTATCAATATGATTCTGTAAACACGTTTAGCCAAGGTGATCAAGCTATTTTTACATATACATACAAAATTTTGAGCTAAATTTTCCTAGTGATAAATTTAATATTAGTGTAAAATAGTAGGAAAGATACCCTATATGAATAAAATTACAGTCAAAAAACGAGATGGCAGCAGTGTTTCCTTAGATTTAAGCAAATGGCAGACACAGATAGCTAAAGTATGCAGTGGTGTAGCTGACGTAAGTCAAAGCATGATAGAGATCAAAGCTCAACCGCATTTTTATGATGGCATTACTACTAAGGAAATTGACGAGATCACATTGCGTGCTATCGTTGATTTGATTGATATTGAAAGTAATCCGCATGTTGGACATACAAACTATCAATATGTGGCAGGTAAACAACGTCTCAGTATGTTACGCAAGGATGTATACGGCCAATATGATGTTCCTAAGCTCTATGACATTGTCAAACGTAATGTGGAAGTGGGGCTATATACTCCTGAACTACTAACATGGTATACTGAGGCAGATTGGAATACTATTGATTCATTTGTTCGTCATGAACGTGATGAAGACTATGGTTATGCAGCCATTGAACAACTAATTGAAAAGTATCTTGTGCGTAATCGTAGTACTAAAGAAATCTATGAAACACCACAAGTTCGTTATATTATTGCAGCAGCCACTATCTTTCATAAGGAAGAGCCCTTAGCTGCTAGAATGCGTTATATCAAGGAATATTACAATGCAGCCAGTGATGGATTATTTACTTTGGCGACTCCAGTATTGGCTGGTCTCGGAACCCCTACTAAGCAGTTTAGTAGTTGCGTTCTCATACGCAGTGATGACGACCTAGACAGTATTTTTGCCTCAGGGGAAATGATGGCCAAGTATGCCAGCAAACGTGCTGGCATAGGTTTAGAGATTGGGAGACTACGTCCACTAGGTAGTCCCATTAGGGGTGGTGAGATCATGCATACAGGCATGATCCCGTTTTTAAAGAAATGGTTTGGGGACTTACGTTCCTGTTCACAAGGAGGGATTAGAAATGCTTCAGCTACTGTGTTCTATCCGATCTGGCATCACCAATTTGATGACCTTATTGTGCTCAAAAATAATCAAGGAACAGAAGAAACCCGAGTCAGACATATGGACTATGGTGTCGTACTCTCAGCATTCTTCTGGCGTAGGTTTAAGAACAAAGAAAATATTACGTTCTTCGACCCGAACCAAGTTCCAGACCTCTACGAAGCCTTCTACTCCAACACAGAAAAGTTCGAAGAACTCTATGTGAAATACGAACGTCAAGATGGTATTCGTAAAAAAACTATGAGTGCTGAAGAAGTATTCAAAAGTGGCATCTTAAAAGAACGCACAGATACAGGACGTATCTACTTAGTGTTCATTGATAATGTAATGAAGCAGGGTCCATTTGATCCTGACTATCATACAATTTACCAGAGCAATCTTTGCTGTGAAATTCTACTTCCTACTAAACCCTTTAAACGTTTGGACGACAGCGATGGTCGTATCGCTCTTTGCACCTTGGGCTCAATCAATTGGGGTGCGTTCCGTAACCCAGAAGACATGCGCCGTGCTTGCCGTATACTTCAGCGTAGTCTTTGTAATATACTCGATTATCAGGATTATCTCTCCATCCAGTCTAAACTAAGCAACGACGAAATCCAACCATTAGGCATTGGTGTTACAAATCTAGCTTATTGGCATGCCAAACGCGGCTACAAGTATGGCGAGAAGGATGCACTACAAGATGTTAAGACTTGGATTGAGCATCAAGCCTTTTACTTGACCGAAGCCACAGTGGAGTTAGCCAAGGAACGAGGCCCATGTAAAGACAGTCATAAAACAAGATATGGTCGAGGCATCTTCCCTTGGGAACTCAGAGCTGATGCTGTCAATGACTTAGCAGAGTTTAGTCCAGAGCTTGATTGGGAAACCCTACGTGAAAATATGATCAAATATGGAGTACGCAATGCTACACTTACGGCCATTGCTCCGGTGGAATCCAGCAGTGTAGTTATTAACAGCACTAATGGTATTGAGATGCCCATGAGCCTAATCAGTGTGAAGGAAAGCAAAGCAGGTAGTTTTATTCAAGTTGTCCCAGAGTATCATAGACTTAAGAATCGTTATCAACTTATGTGGGAACAGAAAGACTGCATTGGCTATTTGAAAACAGCAGCAGTATTGGCTGCCTATGTGGATCAAAGCATCAGTACCAATACATTCTATAGTCCCAAGCATTTTTCAGATCGTAAAGTGCCTAGTACATTGATTGCTAAGAATCTAATGCAGGCACACATTTGGGGATTGAAGACACTATATTATAGTTTGATTGACAAGCAAGGTAGTAAAATGCCTGAACCCACGCCTGAAGTTCATTATAATGGATTTCATAATCAAAGAGAATTAATTGAGGAGGAGGACTGCGAGGCCTGTAAATTATGAGTAAAGAACAATATAACCTAACTACCAAGACAGACTATTTAAATCGTAAAATGTTTTTGGATCCGGCTGGACCAGTGACCATTCAACGTTTTGAAGAAGTAAAATATAAAAAGATCGTAGACTTTGAACAGACAGCACGTGGTTTCTTTTGGGTTCCAGAAGAAATCAGTTTGACCAAAGATGCCAGTGATTTCAAAGATGCCAGTGACAGTGTAAAACATATCTTTACCAGTAATCTATTACGCCAAACAGCATTGGATAGTATACAGGGTCGTGGCCCAGCGCAGGTATTCACTCCTGTGGTAAGTTTACCTGAAATGGAAGCACTGATGTATAATTGGAGCTTCTTTGAAACTAATATACACAGTCGTAGTTATAGCCATATCATACGTAATATCTATAACGTTCCCAAAGATGTGTTTAACACTATCCATGACACCAAAGAGATTGTGGACATGGCATCCAATGTGGGCAATTACTATGATCAATTGCACATGATTAATTGTCATAAAGAGCTTGGTGAGTCAGTTAATGAAACTGTACATATTAGATCTATCTGGATGGCACTCAATGCCAGTTATGCCTTAGAAGCATTTAGGTTTATGGTCAGCTTTGCCACCAGCCTTGCCATGGTAGAGAACAAGATCTTTATTGGTAATGGCAATATTATCAGTCTTATCTTACAGGATGAGTTGTTACATAAAGGTTGGACAGCTTGGTTAATCAATCAAGTGGTTAAAGAAGATGCAAGATTTGCCAAAGCCAAGCAGGATTGTGAACAAGAAGTATATGCTATGTACTTGTCAGTTATTGCAGAGGAAAAGGCCTGGGCAGACTATCTGTTTAAGAAAGGACCAGTGATTGGTTTAAATGCCAATATTCTAAAAGAATTTGTGGATTATACAGCAGCCGCAGCCTTAAAGGATGTTGGCATAAAGTATATGAGTCCGGCACCTAAGACCACTCCCATCCCTTGGTTTAACAAGCATAGTGACACTAGCAAGAAGCAGACTGCATTACAAGAGTCGGAGAGCACAAACTACGTAATAGGAATTATGGGGGATAGTATTGACTATGACGAATTGCCCATGTTATAATCCTTCAAAGGAGATATAATGTTACTAGTCTATACAAAAAATGACTGTCCATTCTGTGACAGAGCTAAGGCCCTATTGGAAAGTAAAGGCGTGCCATACAAAGCAATTAATGTGCAAGAGCATCCTGATGCTAAAGATTTCTTGATGAATCAAGGATTGCGTAGTGTACCTCAAATCTTTGATGGTAGCACATTATTGCCAGGCGGTTTTCAAGGCTTAGATAGTAAGCCACAAGAGTTTTTCGAACAATATAAAGGATAAAAATGTTAATCGAGAATAAATTTAGAAGTAATGATGTAATTAGTTTTAAAGTTAGTAGTGGAGAGGAAATTTTAGGTAGATATGTACGTGAAGATGATGTTAATTTTTACGTGACTAAACCCAGTGTGCTAATGATGAACCAACAGGGTATGGGAATGATTCCATATATGATGACAGTGAGTCCTGAATCCGAGTATGCCATTGCTAGAGCATCGGTAATCACTTATGCTCGTACAGACGATGAAATTGGCAAGCAATACCTAAGCAGAACTAGCGGAATTCAACTAAGTTAAGCTTACTTAATAACCAAGCCGTTCTTAATAAATAGTTTTATGGGCGGTTTGGAGTCAGTCTCCAAGCAAATCGCTGGAGACAAGAATGGCAAAAAAAATACAGCTACGAAGAGATACGGCAGCAAATTGGACTAGAATTAATCCTAAACTAGCTCAAGGCGAGATAGGAGTTGATTTAACAAATAAGAATTTTAAAATTGGCGACGGGGTATCATTCTGGAGTCAATTATCTTATGCTGTAGCTGCCAGTAAATTATCTAATCTCTTAGGAACTACCTTTGTTTCTGCTGAGCCAGATCAGTACCCAAATTATACAATATTCTATAATAATGGTATTAATACCGTTAATATAAATCCTGCACTTTTTGAAGTACAGAGCGGTGTAGATGTTAGTATTTTATCCGATACAGAAAGTGAGGATAATACCACAGGAGCTTTAGTAGTAGCAGGTGGTGTAGGAATAGGCGGAAATCTTAATGTTGTCGGCGATATTACAGCCAATAGTATTAGTACAACAGAAGGTTTTAGAACAGATTTAGTAGGAAATGTTACTGGTAATTTAACTGGTAATTTAACTGGTGATATTTATTCGTCCAACGGCACTAAGATTTTAGATAGTGGCACAGATGGAACTAATGCTACATTTATTGGACAAGTTACCGGTACTATTATCGGTGTTGGTCAAAGTTCATTTACAAGAGCTGATATTAGCAGCGGATACATCGACAATACAATTATAGGTAGTACTACAGCATCTTCTATTATTGGCACAACCATTAAGGCTAATACTGGATTTATTGGTGATATCTATGCAAACAATGGTTCTTCAAAAGTATTAGAAAATGGTACAAATGGTACCAATGCAATTTTCACTGGTAATATAATCGGCGATATCTATGCTGCCGATGGAGTAACAAAGATATTAGAAAATGGCACTGATGGAACTAATGCTGTCTTTACTGGAACTGTAAATACTACCACGGGGGTCACAGGTAAACTTATCGGTGATGTCTATGCTGCTGATGGCGTAAGTAAAATATTAGAAAATGGTAGCGACGGCTCTAACGCAACTTTTACTGGTTCTATTAATAGTAGTGGCAAAAGTACATTCAACGAAGTAGCAATTTATTCAACTACTGGTACTCCTGGTACCATAGACAATACAGAAATTGGTAAGACTATACCATTTCGTATTACTGGAACTACAATTACTGGAACTGTAGTTACTGCCACAGAAAAATTTGTAGGTTCCTTTGAAGGTAATAGTTCAGGCAATGTCACAGGCGATTTAAAAGGCGATATCATTGCCAATAATGATATTAAGGTGTTAGACAATGGCACTGATGGAACCAATGCAATTTTTACTGGCACAGTAACAGGCAACATTAACAGCACAGGATCAAGCAGTTTTAGTAATGTTGCCATAACTGGCGGCAGTATCAATACAACCCCAATTGGTGCAACCACTCCAAGCACTGTAAAGGGTACTACTATTACAGCTACCTCTGGTTTCAGTGGAGATTTAACAGGTAATGTTACAGGTAACTTAACTGGAAATGTAACAGGTAATGTTACAGGTAACTTAACTGGAAATGTAACTGGGAATGTAACTGGCAATGTAACTGGTAACTTAACTGGTAATGTAACCAGTACTGGAGTGAGTAGTTTTAGTGATATTAGTGTAACTGGGGGAAGTATTAATACAACTCCGATTGGAGCAACCACACCAAGTACAATAAAAGGTACTACTATCACAGCTACCACTGGTTTTAGTGGAGACTTAACTGGTAATGTCACAGGTAATTTAACTGGCAATGTTACAGGCAATGTCACAGGTAACTTGACTGGCAATGTAACCAGTACTGGATTGAGTAGTTTTAGTGATATTGATGTAACTAGTGGCAAAATCAATAGCACACCGATTGGAGCAACCACACCGACTACAGTAAAAGGTACTACTATCACAGCTACCACTGGCTTTAGTGGAGACTTAACTGGCAATGTAACCAGTACTGGATCAAGTAGTTTTAGTAATATTACTATAACTGGTGGTAGCATTAATACTACAGCAATAGGAGCAGTTAATCCAAGTACAGTAAAAGGTACTACTATCACAGCTACCACTGGTTTTAGTGGAGACTTAACTGGTAATGTCACAGGTAATTTAACTGGCAATGTTACAGGCAATGTCACAGGTAACTTGACTGGCAATGTTACAGGCAATGTTACAGGTAATGTAACCAGTACTGGATTGAGTAGTTTTAGTGATATTGATGTAACTGGTGGCAAAATCAATAGCACACCGATTGGAGCAACTACAGCTACTACAGTAAAAGGTACTACCATTACTGCTACCACAGGGTTTAGTGGAGATTTAACTGGTAATGTAACCAGCACAGGCTCAAGTAGTTTTAGTAATGTCTCCATAACTGGCGGCAGTGTCAATAGCACACCGATTGGTAGCACAACTCCTTCAACAATTACTGGCACAAATGTTTATGCCAATGAATATGAAGTTAAAAATGCTGGCTTATTCAAATTTAAAGAATTAGATTCAAATGGTGTAACATCGGTTAATTTCAAATCACCTGATTATTTGCTATCATCTTATACAATGACATTGCCAACAGCATTAGGCTTAGATGGTTATGTGTTAGGACAGGATGCTACTGGTCAATTAGAATTTGTCAGTCCTGATGCATTTGGTGGCGGCAAGGTAAACGTCAGTAATGTCTATGGTGACGATGCAAATGATGGTATTAATAAACCAGTTAAAACAGTTAAACGAGCCTTGCAAATTGCCAGTGGCATTGTTTATGATGCAAATGGTAAACCCAATAATACAAAACTAGTAGTATCTGTGGCCAATGGTGAGTACTATGAAGACAATCCTATTATTATTCCTGATAATGTCAGTGTACAAGGTGCAGGATTAAGAGCCTGTAATATTCGTCCGTTAAATGCCAACTTGGATATGTTGCGTGTACGCAATGGCTGTTACTTTACTGGATTTACTTTTAGAGACAACTTAAATGTCAATGGAGTACCACAATTTACATTTGATTATGCTGTAAGTTTTGATGATCCCACTGATGTAAACTGTGATAGAACTGGCTATGTGAATATGCCTACAACTCGTCCTACCATTACAGTTTCACCTTATATTCAAAACTGTAGTATTATCAGTTTCTTAGGCGGTAATGGTGTATTAATTGATGGCAACAAGGTTAACGCACCTAACAAGCCAAGGAATCCTATTGAAGTAGAAAATCCAGTAGAAGGACCAGAACCAGAACAAGGTAAGTCCATGGTTGCCAACGCCTTTACCATGTTGAGCTTCGGTGGTACAGGTTGGCGTGTGATCAACGATGCTTATGCACAGATTGTTAGTTGCTTCCAAATCTTCTGTTTAAATGGCAGCTATTGTCAAAGCGGTGGATATCTAAGTATTACCAACAGTGCTACTAACTTTGGTAAGTATGCCCTTAGAGCTAGTGGATACAGTCCCAATGCATTCTCATTTAACAGAGGTGTAGTAGTTGGCACTGGTACTGCTGGAGCACAACAGACTATTCAAGCAATTGGTTTTGGACAATTGCCTGTTCAAGATTATGTAATTAGATTTAGAGATACTGCATATAAAAATGCCTATTTTAATCTATTAGAAAATAAGAGTAGATTGCAAACAGTAGTTATAGATTGGATAACAACACAAGTAACTGGAAACATTAGCCCATTTACATCTAGCTTTGTCTATGATGAAGAAAAATGTCATAGGGATATTGGTTTATTAGTGGAGGCAGTAGCCAACGATGTATTAACAGGTGGTAATAGTAGATCAGTAGAAGCTGGTCTAAGTTATGCTACTGCTGATGTAGCTGCATTGACAGCACAAAAAGTTCAAAATATAGCAGCATTTGAATACTTGAAACAAGAGTCTATGGCTGTTGTTGCGGATTTAGGTATTGATTTTATTGTAGAGCAAAAGTTTGATATTATCATTGATATTATAGATGATCCTGCATCTGCCCCAGTTAGTGTATCTTACAGTAATATAGGCGACATTTCGGCCAACTATCAACCTATATCAGCTAGTGATTATGTGAACTTTAATGCTAACACTTCTGTTGATGCAGTTGACAATGTATTCAATATTACTGGTCATGGATTATTAAATGGTCAAAAAGTAATTTATAACAGTAATACATTCGCAACGGTCCCAGGTCTAAACAATGAACAAACTTACTATGTGGATTTTATTACTACAAATCAATTTGGCCTATTCTATGATAACAGTTTAACTTCTAGAGTTAACATATTAGGTACTAGCATCGGGCAACAAAGATTTGTTAAAAATGTCAAAGAATTCTATATAGACACTATTGTTGATAGTCATACTGACTATCAAAAATTAACTTTAGATACAGGATTTATTACTCAATTTGTAACAGGCAGAGTAATAGAAGGAATTACTGGCGGAAGTCCAAATAGAGCGTATGTTTATAGCTATGATGAATTAACAAAAGAATTAATAGTTAGTTTAGATTATGTAACAGTAAACAATGTTATTTCTAGAAGATCTTTTAATGATACCAGCGTTATTAATTATGATCATTCAGCTACACCGAATGCTAACATCTCAGTAACGGCTGTTGATTCTATTAATACTCTCTTTACAGTAGATGTAAAAATATTACCAGTAACTAATGGTACACAATTAATTAACTTAGGCACATTACCAGAAAAACAAATATGGTTACATAGACCCAGTATTGTTAATAGTAGCAGTCACTCTTGGGAGTATGCAGGATCGGGTACAGATTATAATGCCTTACCGCAAAACGGTGGCAAGGGTGATTCGCAATACGAACAATTTAGTGACTTACCAGGTAGAGTATATACTTCGGGTACCAACGAACTTGGTGACTTCAAAGTAGGTAATTTCATCAAAGCTGAAAACAAAACTGGTAATGTGACATTCACTAATACTGTTACTATTGGTGCCTTAGCTGCATTGAGATTGGCAGTGGGCAATGTTACAATTGAAGAATTCAGCACAGACATTGGGTTAGGTGACAATGAAGTAGGTGGGTCTAAAGATACACGTTTGAGTACTCAATTGGCTGTAAAGAGTTATCTAGCAAATAGACTGGGTGATTTCATTGATAAGCGTGTCAGTACAAATAATGTATCTGGTGCCATTCCACAGTTAAACAGTTTAGGGCAACTCAATGCAGATTTGATACCGCCAGTTAGAAACTTCCTAAGTTATCGTAGTCAAGGTTATGATAGTAGATTAGTTCAAGTTGAAAATGTTCCGGCAGTAAATCTACTAAATGGTGACTTAGCTACAGAAACATATAGTATTTTAGAATTAACATTAGATCGTGCAATAACAGCAGCAGATGGCACAGTAGTCGTACAAAATACCACAGGAGCTAAAGGTGTTATTATAGGCAATGTGGCTGCTGCAACCTTAATAACTGTGGGTAGTTATTTAAAAGCCACATTTAATGCTGCCTTTAATACCACAGACACACTAGTGATCGATGGAGATAGTACCCCAAGTGATACTAATCAATCAGTTACTCCCTCTAATGTAGGCACAATTACTACTGGTCAAACTGTTAACTATATTCTTTCGGAGCAAGAGCCTAGTCAATTTTTAGTATTAGATCCTTCAAAGGATTATAATTTTACGGGCATAACATCAGTAGTCGGTGCTAACTTTCAATCAATAGGCACAGTCACTGATACAATATATGGTGTACTTTATTCACTGGACAATGCAAATATTGTAGGCGGATCAGGATACACACCTGCTTCTGGATTCCAAGTCTATACCAGTGTACCTTTAGTGTCAATTACAGGATCTGGCACAGGGGCTCTAGCAGATATCACAGTGACTAATGGCGTAGTAACCAATGTCTACTTGGTAAGAGGCGGCTCTGGTTATGCTGTTAACGATCAAGTACGTGCTGCATATACTAATATTGGTGGGACCTATACGGTTCAATTTAGTATAAGAGTAACCAGCATACAAAAAAGATTGTATGTGGATATTGTAGGATCTCAAAAGTTCACAGCAAGTAATGCTGTGCCAGAATATATCTATGACAACAATGCATTAGTTAAATTACTCACACTAACTTCTAACACAGTAAAAACTTTTAACACAGCTACCATAGGTGGTGATGTTGATTATATTAACAGTAGAATAACAATCAGCAGTCACGGATTTGCCAATGGCGATCCTGTAAAATATACTTCGTCGCCTTATCCTAATATAGGTGGGTTGGTTGGCGGAACTGTTTATTATATCAAAGTATATGATAGTAATACTGTTGAATTATGTACTGATTATTCTATTCAAAATAAAATCGCATTTGTTAGTAGTGGAACAGGCAATCAAACTTTAACAATAAGTGCTATAGATCTAATTAAAGATACCATATACTTGCCTTCACATGGATTTAACACAGGTGATCCTATTTGCTTAACAGGATCATCACTGCCAAATGGCATACCATCTGGCAATTTTTATTTTATTGGATCTGTAACTACAAATAGTTTTACCTTACATCAATTAAAAGCAGATGCGTTATCTAGTATAAATGGGCAAACTTTTAATCCTATTAACTTGTCTAGTACTGGCAGCGGCTCAGCTACATTTACTGTGCAAAATGTACAAATTACCTCGGTGGTTAATACTGGTTCTAAATTGGCCATTAACTGGAGTAGCCTAAGTGCCAATAACATTGACGCAAGTAATATCGTTAGTGGCATAATCAACACCAGTAGATTGGCCATTGGAACAGCAAATACTGCAACTTTCCTTAGAGGGGACAGTAGTTGGAGTAAGGCTGTTCAAAGTTTGAAAACAGGCACAAACAGTCCTCTAAGTTTAACAGGTAGTTATACCACGGACAATGGAGTCAATAGCTTTTATGCTGATGTTACATTAAACATTGATCCAGTAGATGGAACTCGTGGAGATACTCTATATTCTAATCGAGGTGTTGCCGAATTTAATAAATCTCAATTTAGCATAGGTGACGGAGTCACTGTTGGTAAAGTCTATGTTAAAGACAACGTAATTGATGCTGCCACTGTAAACGGAAACAACAGTAGCTACCTATTAGATTCAGTTAATCATACCATTCAACCAGTTAACAAAGGTGGTACTAATTTAACCAGTTATACCGCTGGTGATATACTCTATGCTAATGCAACTAGTTCCTTTGGTAAGTTAAACATTGGCAGTGCAAACAAGATCATGGTCAGTACAGGATCTGCACCAAGTTGGAGTGACAGCCTTACTTTTAAAAATTTAACTGTTGATGGTAACACCAATTTAGGTGGGGTGGTTTCGATTAGTTCTGGCAAAGTCAAAGTAGCTGACAAAAATATTGAATTTGGTGTAGTTGTTGCCTTAACCAATATCACTGGAGTTATTGCCGATGCTGCTAGTTTAACAACCGTAACGGGATTAACCAGTACATCCGGCATTACTGGCGGAATGTTAGTGACTAAGATCAGTGGCGTTGGAGCTTTTGGGTCAAATGCCAGAGTAGTTGATGTATTAAGTAGCACTGAAATAACCATTCAAGCAGACGACGCTAATACAGTAGGATCGATTACATTTAGTTTAGGTGGTGCAACAGATTACACAGCTAGTGGTGGTGGTATTACTATACGCGGTGCTGATAATAAAACTTTTACTTGGCAAAGAACTACATCGGCTTGGACCAGTAACGACAACTTAGATTTAGCTAGTTCTAAAGTTTATAAGATCAATGGCACTCAAGTATTAAGTGCCTCGAGTTTAGGCACAGGAGTAACTGGATCCAGTTTAACTTCAGTAGGCACAATTGGTACTGGCGTTTGGCAAGGCACTATTGTTAATCCAACGTATGGTGGTACCGGCGTTAATAATGGAGCCAATACATTAACATTAGGCGGAAATTTATCAACCACTGGAGCATATGCCACAAACTTAACCGCGGCAGGTGCAACAAATATAACACTGCCAACTACAGGCACTTTGGCTACATTGGATGGTGTTGAAACATTCGCTAATAAAACATTAACCAGTCCAACTATTACAGGTACTGGATCAATTGCTGCTGGTGTAGTTACTTTAGATAGCGAAACAGTTCTAATAGACTCAAGCACATTGACTACAACTACTACAGCAACGGATCAAATAGCAGCTAGTATCAATGCAACAAAATATAGAACTGTGGAATTTACCATATCAGTGACCAGTGGATCTTATTATCATGCTTTAAAGATTTTAGCTGTTCATGACGGTGCCACAGTATTTTTAACTCAGTATGGAGAAATATTGTCCAATGCTAGTCAAACATTGGCTACATTTACTGCTGATATTTTAGCCAATAATATTAGATTATTGACTACACCAACATTTAACGACACTGTGTATAAGGTGTCGATTAATGCAATTTCAGTATAATAAATATACTACCAGATTAAACGGGAATAAAAATGGCCACTAATAAAAGATTTGTAGCAAAAAATGGACTAGATAATAATGCTAACAGTATAACAAATTTAGGAGCAAATGGCTCATCATTAACTTTAAATGGTGCATATGCTCTTACTGTAACTACTACTGCTGCAACTGGGGTTACTATGCCAACAAGTGGTACATTAGCCACACTGTCAGGCAGTGAAACACTAACCAATAAAACTATTCCCAGTACTGGTGTTAATTTTGCAGGATCGTCGAGCGGAAACACCACAATTCAAGCAACAGCTACTGCCAGTGGTACGTTGACATTGCCGGCAGCTACTGATACATTGGTCGGTAAAGCTACTACTGATGTATTAACAAACAAAACATTTGACACTGCTGGTACTGGTAATGTATTCAAAATTAACGGAACACAAGTAAGTGCTATAACTGGTACAGGTTCAGTTGTATTAGCTTCAAGCCCGTCATTAGCAACTCCCACATTGGGAGTGGCCAGTGCTACAACAATTAATAAAGTTACAATTACAACACCAGCAACTGGTTCAACATTAACCATTGCAGATGGCAAAACGCTTACAGCCAGTAACACACTAACTTTTACTGGTACTGACGCAAGCAGCGTGGCATTTGGTGGTGGTGGTACTGCGGCTTATACAGCCAATAAATTAAGTGTATTTGCTTCAACAAGTAGTAGTGAATTGGCCGGGGTACTTAGTGACGAAACTGGCAGTGGAGTAGTAGTATTTGGAACTAGTCCTACATTTACTACCAGTATAGACGGTGGTGCCACATTTGGGGCATTTGCTAGTTCAACAGCATTAACTGTTGGATATACCGGAACAGCAACTAGTGCTACAAATATTTCAACAGGAGTAAACGCTAATGGCGTAACTAAAACAGTTAACATTGGCACAGGCGGCGATGTTGGATCCACTACCAATGTAAACATTGGCGGTGGCAATGGTGGAACAACTACCATCAATAGAGATCTAAAAGTACTTGGTAGCACAGTTATTGACGGCAATCTAACAGTTAGTGGTAATACAACCACATTAAGTTCAACAACATTGGCTATCACTGATAAAAACATTGAACTAGCTAAAGTTGGTTCTCCTACAGATACCACAGCAGATGGAGCAGGTATCACTGTTAAAGGTACCACAGATAAAACTATTATTTGGGACAACTCAAATACAAACTGGACTAGCAGTGAACATTGGAATATTGCTTCAGGCAAATCCTTTAAGATCAATAATGCCGATGTACTTAATGCCACAACATTAGGATCAGCAGTAGTTAGTTCAAGCCTAACTTCAGTAGGCACAATTGGTACTGGTACTTGGCAAGGCTCTGTAGTTAGTTCAACATATGGTGGTACTGGCGTTAACAATGGTGGACGTACATTAACAGTCAGCACAGGTAATTTAACATTAACTGCACAAGCAGCTGGATCTAGTGTAACTGTTCCTAGTACTGGTACATTGGCCACATTAGCGGGCACTGAAACATTAACCAATAAGACATTGACATTACCAACAGTTGGTGGCACAGGTGCCAATTTTAGTGGATCGACTAGCGGTACAACTACTCTATTAGCTACGGCAATAGCAGGCACTACAACAATAACATTGCCAGCTACAACTGGCACAGTTGTAACAACTGGCGATTCTGGATCTGTTACTAATACCATGTTAGCTGGATCAATAGCCAATGCTAAATTAAGCAATAGTAGTATTACAATCAACGGAAGTGTAGTTAATTTAGGTGGAAGTGTAACAGTATCTGCCATAGCAACGGCAGCATTGACTATTGGCACTGGACTAAGTGGCACAAGTTATAATGGATCAAGTGCAGTAACCATTGCCATAGATAGTACCGTTGCAACGTTGACCGGCACACAGACTTTAACAAACAAGACATTGACATCGCCAGTTATAAGTTCAATTTCTAATACAGGCACATTAACATTACCAACAAGTACCGATACATTAGTTGGTAAGGCTACTACTGACGTATTCACTAACAAAACATTTGATACAGCTGGTACTGGTAATGTGTTCAAAATTAACGGAACACAAGTAAGTGCCATAACTGGTACTGGTTCAGCCGTATTAGCTACAAGCCCTACAATCAGTAGTCCAACAATTTCTGGTACTGGTACAATTGCCGCAGCCAGTGTTACTATTGATAGCTTATTACTGGAAGATACTGCCACAGCTACAACTACTACCACAACAGCTAATCAAGTAGTATCTACTTTAGCCAGTGCTACATACAGAAGTGTGGAATATATAATTTCAGTTACTAGTAGTACTAACTATCACTTAACTAAGATTTTAGCAGTACATGATGGCACAACAGTATACATGACACAATATGGTGAAATATATTCATCATCCAGTTTGGCCACATTTGATATGGATATATCTGGGGGTAATATTAGATTATTAACTACTCCCGCACAATCAACATCAACAGTGTTTAACGTAGGAATAAGAGCAGTAGCAGTTTAACTAGCCTGAAATTTGAGGAAAAGGGAATCAAATGGCAACTAAAAAGAGTTTTGTAGTAAAGAATGGATTGGATGCAAGTGCCAATGCTATCAGTAATTTAGGTGTATCCAGTGCATCTTTGACATTAAGTGGAGCATTTGCTGTTACACTAACATCCACAGGAGCAACCAACGTAACATTACCAACTTCAGGAACTTTGTTAACTAGTGGTGGAGCATTAGGTACACCGGCAAGTGGCAATTTAGCTAATTGTACCTTTCCTACATTAAATCAAAATACTTCAGGTAGTTCTGCAAGTTGTACAGGCAATGCTGCTACAGTAACTAATGGATTCTATACAACGAGTTCATTTTATTTAGGAACCACTAGTATCGCTGTTAATAGAGCAAGTGGAAGTCTAAGTTTAACAGGTATTAATATCGATGGCAATGCTGCTACAGCATCTATAGCAACTACCTGTTCAGGAACCGCTGCCATAGCTACCAAAGTATCGCTTCCGGATTATAGATCAACATCGTTAACTCCTTCTTATTTTGGCCCAGGTATAAACGCAGCATTTATGTCTAATGCCACTGATTCTTTAAGTGATGGTGGCTCTTACCATGGAGTCATTCAACTTCAACAATGGAGTGATGCAAGTGGCGGAGGTGCTCATCAATTAGGGTTTACTGATAATAATAATATTTGGCATCGTGGCAGTAGTGGTGGTGTTACATCATGGGCAAGTTGGTATAAATTAATTGATACAAATAACTATGGTTCAAGTATAACCAGTTTAACAGCGATTACTAATATTTCAACAGGTGCAGCAGCTACAGCGGGCACAATAACTGGAGATTGGAGTTTAGGATCTGGTAGTAAATTACGTGCTACATACGCTGACTTGGCAGAAAATTATGTGTCTGATCAAAGCTACGATTATGGCATTGTGTTAATGATTGGCGGTGACGAAGAAGTTACCATAGCCACTGAAGAAACACAAAAGCTTGCTGGTGTAGTTTCAAAGAATCCAGCATATTTAATGAACAGTGAGTGTGAAGGTAAACATGTAGTAGCAATTGCTCTACAAGGAAGAACTCCCGTGAGAGTTATGGGTAAGGTAAATAAAGGCGACTTCTTAGTGTCAGCAGGTAATGGATATGCCAAAGCCACTGACAATCCTAGAATTGGTTCAATCATTGGTAAAAGCCTAGAATCATTTGATGGCCAATATGGCATGGTAGAAGCAATGGTCGGACGTCTATGAAACCCTTATTAAAAATAGTATTTTTTTTATTAGCAATGACGCTAACAAATACTGTGTTAGCTTGGACACAACGAGCACCGTTGCCACTCTTACAGTGTCATAACCATATGCCATACGGATTTGCCATCACCGAAAGCCAATTAGTGCCAATCTGTAGGCAAGCTTATTTGAGCGCATATGATCCTGCTGCTAAAATTCCTAAATATGTGACTTATACATTACTGCCACAAAATGCTTTAGGCTGTGTTGAGAGAACTAACGCCTTTGTTGCTGATGCTAGTATAAAAAATGGTCCAGTTCCAGACGATTATGTAGGTACGGGATATGATAAAGGACATGCTGCTCCAGACGGTGATATGAGTTGGGATCAACAAGTAGAATATGAAAGTTTCCTAATGACCAATATGCTTCCACAAGCAGGAAGCTTAAATCGTGGCATTTGGAAACTATTAGAGACTAGTATACGTGGATGGGCAGAAGAGCGCAACCAAAGTTATAC